CTTTGAAGACTGCCGATCTCACATTCAATCATCCTGTCAAATTCTTGGCTTCGACCGCAAGCGCTTTCAACGCATCAAACACCGTCCTTCTTCAGCTCAACGGTGTGGATGTCGGAGAGAAGAAGCCTGCGATCCCTCACTACAACCAGGTGTCTTGTTATTATCACACACCTTATGGATCAAGCAGCACTGATCCAAGTGAAGGATTTGAATCGGTGACCATGATGTTGCCATTCTGCCTCGAATCTTCTAAGCTCCAGCCTACGGGTACATGCAATTTCTCGCGCATGGACTCGGCCAGGTTGGTGTGTAGCAGTGCAATCAATGCTGATATTTATGCGGTCAACTACAATATCCTCAGAGTCCAGAACGGCATGGGTGGGTTGCTCTACGCGAACTAAATATCTAAAGTATTATTAGTAATATGTCGGGAGGACTTGCAGAATTGGTGGCGATCGGTGCCCAGGATGCACACATCGTCGGAAATCCCGAAGTAAGCTTTTTTCAATCATCCTACAAACGTCACTCGAACTTTTCCAGTGTGATTGAACGGGAGGTCATTCAGGGCGTTCCTAGAAATAACGGATATTCGACGATCCGCTTTGAACGCAAGGGTGATCTCCTTTCTTATGTTTACCTTATGTCTAAAAATAGTTACAATACAGTTATTCAGCCTACATGGTCTACTATGATAGACAAGATCGAACTTTACATCGGTGGACAAAAAATTGACTCTCAGGACTATAATTTTTCGGCTTACATTTCCACTGAAATTATGGCGAATTCACTTTCCAAGAGTATCTATGGTCCCGGTCCAAGTGCTCAAGACAATACCAACTTTTTCTACCCCATCAAGTTCTGGTTCTCTGAAAACTGGCAGTCGGCGCTCCCTTTGATTGCCCTCCAGTACCACGATGTGGAGATGAGAATCTACTGGGGAGATGATATCAGCCCGATGGATACAGCCATCACGACCGCGATTGCCAACTACAAGGCTGCACAAGATGCTGGATTTAATGCAACAAAAGCACCCGCAACCCACGCCGATCGCGACGAACTCGAGTTTGCATTCAAGACTGCTGCCGATGCTGTGCAGCCTGCTACCGGTCTGGCTCTTGTGGATGCACTCACTGCCGCTGGTATCACAGGTTATACAGTTGACGGTACCACAGGGTTGATTACCGGTGATGTTCTTGCGGACAGCGGAGCAGCCTACTATACCGCGACTTCTCTTACCTACACGGCTACAGATGCCATTCTTGTTGGCAGTTCGTCAATCGAGGCATGGTCCAGGTATGTTTTTCTGGACGAGACCGAGCGTCGCATGATGTCTGAACGACCTATGGATATGCTTGTCCATCAGGTTCAGAGTATCCCGACGCCGAATGACAAGACAGTCGAGCTTTCATTCAATCATCCGATTAAGTTCGTTGCTTCCACAGCAAGTGCTTTTGATGCAGACAAAAAAGTTCTTCTCCAGCTTAACGGTACGGATGTGGGTGAAAAGAAGCAGGCATATCCTCACTATAATGTTGTTTCGGCCTATCACCATCAGACACAGTCTGGGACGGATGCAGCCAACAGTAAAAATGGATACTACAGTGTAAAACTCATGATCCCCTTCTGTCTGGATGCCTCCAAGCTTCAGCCCACTGGAACGTGCAACTTTTCGCGCATGGACTCGGCAAGGCTCGTTAACGATTCAAGTATCAACGGCCCTATCTATGCTGTAAACTACAACATCCTCAGGGTCCAGAATGGCATGGGTGGGTTGCTTTACGCGAACTAAATATCTAATAAACTAATAGTAATATGTCGTCTGGCGTTACACTTGTTGCTGCAGGTCGGGATAATCCCCTAAACATAGATCCCGACTTTACATTTTTCAGCACCGTTTTCAAGCGTCACACGAATTTTTCTAGCGTTATTGATCGGTTAAATATCAACACGAAACCAAGCAATAATGGTAGTTCGACATCTCGTTTTGAGATCAAGGGCGATCTTTTGTCCTATGTATATTTGGTATGTGAGTCACCTGAAAAGTTTACAGTGAATCGCGATTGGTCACAGGTCATCGACAAGGTTGAGTTGTTCATCGGAAATCAGTTGGTGGACACTCAGTACTATGAATATTCCAAGAAGATTGCCCCTGATGTCCAGGCGTCGAGTTTGTCGCGGAGCGTCAAGGGACCCGACGGATTGACCTCGAGCTACTTCTATCCATTCAAGTTCTTCTTCTGTGAAGACTGGGCATCGACGATACCTTTGATTGCCCTAAACTATCACGATGTCGAGGTGGTGATTCACTGGGCCGACGATGTCTACGGTCAGCTCGAGGTACAGGCCTACCTCAACCTATTCGCCAACTACTGGAACACATATTTTGAAAATATTCGGACTGCCGTAAATGCCTACCAGGCTGTCACCATCAGTGCTACGGATCAATACACAGACGTTCAGGCCAACGTGCTACTTTACCAGAGCAATATTGCAGACAATCCATATTCAAATATAGTGGCAAATATTATTTCCTATCAAAATCTGACTACACCGTATCGCAGTAATTTAATTCAATCGACACTTAATTACCAAAACGACCCTTTCCAGACTGTTAATTCTTATGTAATTTCATATCAAACTATATCTATTGTAGAACCTAATCAATACACAAATCTTCAATCCAATATCGTTACATATCAAGGAAGTTCGAATGATGCCCAACGACTCATAGATGTTTCTAAAGTTGTAAATGGATACAGTAATTTGATTCCAGTCCCATCACCTACAGAAGAACTACTTTATATAATTGATGTTTCTAATGGTGTTTTTACATTAAACAGCGTTTCGCAGCCCACATTGACTTTCAGAAAAAACTCGACGTATAACTTCAATAATTCAAGATATCTGATCAATCCTTCACAACATATTTTTAAATTTTCAACTACCTCCGATGGCATTCATGGAGGTGGAACGGAATATACTACAGGTGTAACTAGAGGAGGTTTCCATACTATAGCAATTACGGTTGATCCGGGTGCACCAGACACGTTATATTATTATTGTGAAAACCATCCCAATATGGGAGGAACTATCAATATAAAAAATCAATACGCAGCGCCAACATCTAATGCAACGACTGGTTTTATTACATACGACGATCTCATTGACGTCAGTTCAAATTATGAGGCATCAAATACTCTTATATCATTTTTAACAAAGGTTATGAATCAGCCTAGAATTAGCGAATCAAGCAATATTCTGGACTACTGGGATGCCACTGGACTTTCAAATGTACTTACACAAAATACACAAACAGGATTTTTGACTTATGACAGTTTAACCGATAATGCATCAAATTATGATGCAACCAATGTCATGTTATCATATACACTTCAAGAAGGTGCTATCGAAAGACTTCAGGAAGGTGCTGTTATAGTTTTTGATTGGAATGCTGCCGATGCGATATACAGTTATTCGAACACGGCACCAACATATGACGGAACAACTGGTTACATTACTTATGACGGTTTAACTGACGATGTAACACAATATGATGGATCGAATTCTTTGATCACGTTCATGAATTCTAACATTAATGAATCTTATGCAGGTAAGGTTAATGAAGTGATTACTGAATACAATTCATTTAGTTTTCCATACGCCGCGCCTACAGTAAACTCTACAACATATTTGATGGATTGGCTTGGAGACGAAGATACTGGGGAAAACTATCCAGCAAGTTCAAATCTTATTAATTATGTAAGCAATTTACATTACCTGGAAATTTCGAATGCAGCGGCAAATGTAATTACCGCGTACACGGCCACCGGGTTAACGGAATCATTGACACAGAATTCAACTACAGGATTTTTGACATACTCTTTAAATTCCGAAGACTCTACAAACGACTATCCAAGTTCAAATGCCCTATATGATTACATGACGGTGAAACATTTTGAACCGCGGTCAATTCAGGCACAAGGAGTGGTGGATGCATGGAACACTGCAAATGCTGTTTACAGTTTTTCGAATACCGCGCCATCTTACGATACTTCAAATGGTTTCATTCTTTACGACGCCACCCAAGATGATGGCACGCAGTATGACGGGTCCAACAGCCTCGTGACATTTTCAAACGTCGAGGAAAATGTGGTGCGCATCGCCAATGCCACCGCACTGGTCAATGGTTACAGCAACCTAATCATAGGGATAAGCAACCCTAAGGCTGTACCCACATATGACGAAGATACCGGTTTCATTACATTCGACGGCGCGACGGATGTCACAGGTTCCAACGTGGGTTCCACGGCTCTGTACACCTACGTGGAAAACTACGGTCAAACAATCCTTGGATATTCTTTTGATTTATTCACCCGTTACATTTACATTGACAAAGACGAACGAAGAATTACGGCGGATCGTTCAGTGGATTATGTCATCACCCAAACGCAACGCATACCAGCGTCAAACAAAAAAGAGATTGAACTTCCACTAAGTCATCCCGTAAGTTTTATAGCGTCCACGGCAAGTAACTTTAATGACACGAACAACCTGCTACTGGAAATCAATGGCGAACCAATAGGCGAATCAAAACCAGCTATTCCGCATTACAGACACGTGTCAACCTATTTTCACAGTCCATATGGATCTAACCAAAATACAACAATGATGTACCCATTCTGTTTGGATACATCTAAAAAGGAACCATCGGGTTCTCTCAATTTCAGTCGTCTGGATTCGGCCCGAATAATCTTGGACGAAGCCATCAACGGTGACATCTACGCGGTCAACTACAATATTCTTAGGATTTCGAACGGGGTTGGGGGGCTACTTTACGCATAGTATCTACTGCCTTGTCAGCCTGATCCTTTGGCATGAACATGAGCCATGCCACGGCCATCCTCTCTTGAGTGAGCGTTCCGTCCTTCTTCATGGCGGCACATGCATCTTGAAATTGCTTTACGTAGTCCATAATGGAATTTCAAGGTGTCACTTCTTTAATTGGTCTTTGGAACCTTAAGCAGAGGCACATCCGCCGAGAAGCACCGGGTGATGCTGTTGGCGGGGACCGGACCCACGCGCTGAAGATCGGTGATGGGCCTGATGAGATCTGGACCCATCCTGGCAATCAGTTGGCGGTACTGGTAGTTAAGAGGGTAAGCAATACCATTATCAGACATGATCCGATCGTTGATAAGCTGACTGGAACTGTAAATCGTGAAGGCGCGACCATCGGCCATACCAAGACGCTGAGACATCTTTTACTTATTCAAGAGATAATATTCTCTGACCGCCTGGATGAATGGTTCACTCTGATAAGGACTTGTTTTTCCCTGGTTCTTTATAGCGATGTCGCCGAGTTTTACGTCGGGGTGATAAAGAACGTCGAGTAGAAATTTATAGATGACGGCAAGGTCCTTGAAGGTCTTTGCACCTGCCAGCACAACACTCCCGGTCTTGAAAACACTGACCGTCGTTCCAAAGATGGTCGCCTTGACTGCCGAGTAGGTTTCAGGGTTGAATGAAATCTTACTAACTTTGTTGCGATAGGTCTTGTAAAGATCCAAGAGTGCCAGCTGATTGATGCCGTGAGGAACCTGAAAGGTAGCATTGATCATCTGAATTTCCATGGGGATGGGTGAACGGTCACGAACGTCTGGGAAAATCTCATCTACTAATTCTTGGATCTCCTGGA